GCAGTTGGTATCTCAATCTTCTGGATATTTAAGTATGATGATTGGTATCCTAACCCCGTTGTTCATGATGACATCCCCATTGAATCCGAACGCACTGATACAGGAGTTCAGGACGTGGGAATCGGAGCAGAGTAGAACCTCTATTGAAGATACACTAAATAGTGCATTGATAATGGAGGATGATAAACATGAGTGCTATGGTTCCACCGAGTCGGAAGAGTTGTTACAATTTCCGAGTGGTCAAGATCAACCGAGTGGTGGATGGAGACACGATAGACGTGACACTGGACCTAGGGTTCAGCCTGACGAAGAAAGAGAGAGTGAGAATTGCAGGTGTGGACACCCCAGAGAAGAGAACGAGGGACAAGGAAGAGAAGACCCTTGGGATAGACGCAACGAACTGGATGAAGCAGAAGCTGACAGATACGATCAAGGGTGATGAAGAACTCATTATTAGAACTGAACTTAAGGGTGGCGTTGGGAAGTATGGTAGGCTTCTTGGTTGGCTCTATGTTGGCGACTCTGATATTTCGTTAAACGAACAGATGATTACTGAAGGGTATGCTTGGGCATATGATGGAGGTACTAAGCAAAAGAACTTTGAAGAACTCCGAGAGATTCGTAGAGCACATGGTACGCTAGTAGAATAATGGCAGATGATATCTATCTTGGTAACCCGAATCTAAAGAAAGCTAACACACAAACAGAGTTTAGTGTTGAACAGATTCAGGAATTTATCAAGTGTAAGCAAGACCCAATATATTTTGCAAGGAACTATATTAAAATCGTTTCCTTGGATGAAGGTCTTGTGCCATTTAAGATGTATGATTTTCAGGAGAAGTTAATTAGTAACTTCCATGAATCTAGATTCAATATATGCAAGATGCCTCGTCAGACAGGTAAGTCAACTACTTGTGTTGCTTACCTCTTGCATTATATCGTTTTTAATGATAGTGTTAATGTAGGTATCCTAGCAAACAAAGCAGCAACTGCCAGAGAACTACTTGGTAGATTACAAACTGCTTATGAGAATTTGCCTAAGTGGATGCAACAGGGTATCTTATCCTGGAATAAAGGATCAATGGAGTTAGAGAATGGATCAAAGATATTGGCAGCTTCTACATCTGCAAGTGCTGTCCGAGGCATGTCGTTCAATATCATTTTCCTCGACGAGTTCGCCTTTGTCCCAAATCATATCGCAGAAGCATTCTTTAGTTCTGTTTATCCTACTATTACTTCTGGTAAGTCAACGAAAGTAATAATCATTTCCACTCCTAATGGTATGAACCACTTCTATAAGATGTGGGAGGATGCTAGGAATGGTAAGAATGGATATGTTACGAATGAAGTACATTGGTCTCAAGTTCCAGGCAGAGATGCTAAATGGAAAGAGGAGACGATGAAGAATACGTCCAAGAGACAGTTCGCTCAAGAGTTTGAGTGTGACTTCCTTGGATCAGCTGACACTTTAATATCTCCTGCTAAACTACAAACAATACCATTCACTGACCCCATATTAAGTAATGCAGGACTTGACGTACACAAGAGAGCAGAAAAGGATCACGAATATATTATTACTGTCGATGTTGCCAGAGGAATTGGTGGCGACTACAGTGCTTTTGTCGTGTTTGATATCACCACTCTCCCGTATCAAATCGTTGCCAAGTACCGTAATAATGAGATTAAACCTGTACTGTTTCCCTCGGTAATACTTGAGGTATGTAAAGAATATAACAATCCATATATTTTGGTTGAGGTAAATGACATAGGAGATAGTATAGCAGCAACATTAAACTATGATCTTGAGTATCCTAATGTATTAATGTGTGCTATGCGTGGTAGAGCAGGCCAAGTAGTAGGACAAGGATTCTCTGGAACTAAAACTCAACTTGGGGTTAAGATGAGCATCACAGTTAAGAAGCAAGGATGTGCAAATCTTAAAGCAGTTATAGAAGATGATAAATTATCCTTCTGTGATTTTGAAATATTACAAGAATTAACTACCTTCATTCAAAGAAAACAATGTTGGGAGGCAGATGATGGATACCATGATGACTTGGTAATGTGTCTGGTTCTTTTCTCTTGGTTAGTAATGCAAGAGTATTTTAAAGAAATGACTGACATGGATGTCAGAAAGAGAATTTATGAAGAGCAACGAAATCAGATAGAGCAGGACATGGCTCCCTTTGGATTTATTGATGATGGTATGGGAGAAGAGACATATCTAGATGCAGAGGGGGATCTATGGGCTTATGGAGATAAACAAGAAGAAGTCTCATACATGTGGAATTATTGAATGAACTTTCTAAAATTCTAAATACTTCTAGGTAAATTTGGAATTTATAGAGGAAAAAACATGGCAAGTCAAGTCTCGCCTGGAATTGTTATTAAAGAACGTGATCTATCCAATGCTGTTGTTACAGGTGCTTCAGCAATACGTGCTGCAATAGCATCTACTTTCCGCAAAGGACCAGTAGGCAAAATAGTAAACATTGGTTCTGAAAGGGAATTGATAGATACATTCGGAACACCAGCTGAGGCTAATGCTGCTGACTGGTTGGTCGCATCCGAATTTTTGCGTTACGGTGGACAACTAGCAGTAGTACGTGCTGCAACAGGAGTTCTCAATGCAACGCTGGATGGAACAGCAGTTCTTATTGGTTCAAAAGAAGCATGGGATGCTGGTGTAGGTTCTAGTGAACAGTTCGCGGCTAGAGATGCAGGTGCTGATGGAAACAATCTACGTGTAGTAGTTGTTGATCATGGCCCTACTAAAAAGGCTGCCAAGAATGGTCACGGACTTAGTGTTGGAGATACACTGAGTGATGGAGTTACAGATCACGAAGTATATTCAGTGATTGATGCTAACAATGTTACTATTATCGAGGGTGCTAACCCTGCTGCTGATGGTAACTCATTCACATTCTCTGACTTCAGTGCTTCTGATTGGAACGTACAACCAATTGGATCAACAGGTTTAACATATAAGGCAATCGGTCCTCGTCCAGGAACATCTGCATTTGCATCTGAACGTTATCTTTCTAACGATGAAGTTCATATAGCAGTTGTTGACGAGAGTACAAATACAATAGTTGAGCGTATAACATACGTTTCTAAAATATCAGATGGTAAGACACCTGAAGGTGCTTCCTCATATTGGAAGGATGCTGTTAATGAAACATCTTCTTACATCTATGGTTCTGCACTTGCTGCAAACCAACAAACAACACTAGGAGAAAATCCTGGTAGTGCTGTTGCTTCATACGGTGCAACATCTGGATCACCTAAGAAATTCGCAGCAATTATTGCAACTGCTGGTGGATCACTTAGTGGTGGTACAGATGATTATGCATACACTTCTGGTGAAGTTGCAAGTGCCTATGATGAGTTCCTTGATACAGAGCAAACAACAGTTGACTTTGTATTAATGGGTGGATCAATGGGTAATGAAACTGATACTAAGGCCAAGGCTGGATCAGTTGCTGCTGTTGCTAATAGCAGAAAGGATTGTGTAGCATTTATATCACCTTTCAATGGCAACCAAGTTGCTACATCTGGTGGTGCTGCTCTATCTCCTGCTGATCAATTAACTAATACAGTTAACTACTTTAGTTCAATTGGATCTAGTTCATACGTTATACTCGATAGTGGTATCAAGTATACATATGATCGTTTCAATGATAAGTATCGTTATATCGGTTGTAACGGTGATGTTGCAGGTCTTTGTGTTTCTACTTCTGCAATTCTTGATGATTGGTTCTCTCCTGCTGGATTGAATCGTGGAGCAGTTCAGAACGTTGTTAAACTTGCTTTTAATCCTAACAAGGCACAGCGTGATGAACTTTATACAAATAGAATCAACCCAATAGTATCACTTCCTGGTACTGGCCCTGTTCTATTTGGAGATAAGACAGGTCTTGCTTCTCCTTCCGCGTTTGATAGGATCAACGTTCGTCGTCTGTTCCTTAATATTGAGAAGAGAGCAAGAGGACTTGCTGAGGGAGTACTATTTGAACAGAATGATACTACTACACGTAGTAACTTCTCTGCTTCTATTGGTTCTTATCTCGCTGAGGTACAGGCACGTAGAGGTCTAACTGACTTCTTAGTAGTTTGTGATGAAACAAACAACACCCCTGAAGTCATTGATCGTAATGAGTTTGTTGCGGAATTATTCCTTAAGCCAACTCGTTCTATCAACTTTGTAACTGTCACTGTCACCGCAACTAGAACTGGCGTATCATTCGCTGAAGTTGTTGGTCGATAATTATTCATAGAGCACATAACATAAAGAGGTAAACTAATGGCAAGGTCAAACGTATCAGAGTTCCTACAGACTATAGGACAGGGCGTTAAGCCCAATATGTATCTGATCGACATGCAATTCCCAGCTGCTCTAGCAAAGGAAGGTGAGGATCAACAACTCACCAACCTACTTTGCAAATCAGCAGCTCTCCCTGGTTCTAACTTGGGTGTGATCGAAGTTCCTTTCAGAGGAAGAACGGTCAAGATTGCTGGAGACAGAACATTCGACACATGGAGTGCAACATTCTTTAACGATAAGGATTTCAAACTTCGTACATTCTTCGAGCAGTGGGCTAATAGCATCAACACTCACGAAGGTAATACTTCTCCACTCTTTACTCCTAATGCTTCATCAGGTTATACTGCTGATCTTGGAGTTAAGCAACTTGAGAAGGATGCCAGTGATGAAGGTTCAGTATTAAGAACATATAACTTGAAGTATTCTTTCCCAACTAACGTCTCTCAAATTGATGTTGCTTACGATAGCAATGATCAGATTGAAGAGTTCACAGTTGAATTCCAGTATTCCTACTTTACTGCTGAGGCAGGTAGTGGTGCTAGAGCTGGTGTTTCTGCACTTCCTGTAGTATAATAAATACTATTGGAATTGAATATGGGAAATAATTATGAGTCAACTATTTGGCTTTCAGATTAATAAGAAGGGGGAACGTAGAGGTCAATCTCCA